ATAAATCATTTTTTCTATTTCTGAAATAATTCAAAACTATATCATTGTGTAATTTACTTTCTCTAGTACAAACCTCATAGTCATAAATATCTTCTTTAAGCCATAAGTGAGGATACTTAGCCTGATGATTTAATATTGATTGATATCTACCTTGTGGGTCTCTTTGGGTTAAAATAAATTTACTATTTGGGTAACATTCATCTAGACTTTGCCAAACTCTAGCTAACGGATAATCTAAAAAAGCATCATACTTATTAATTAAGGAATTAAGTGGAGCTTCACCTTGTTGTTCATTATAATTTAACTCTTTGATTAATTTTGGTCCATTATGAATAGTATTATAACCCAATTGATATAACGCAACTGATAGGCTAGTAGTTGCAGTCTTTGGCAATCCAATACCAAATATTTTTCCTTTATACATTTTGTTCCCCTTTTTAAATTCTCTAAACTTTCACTATCCAGCTAGTATCTTCATATATCTTTACATTTTTAAATCTTTCGTCAACTGCTTTGATAACACCTTTAAATTCATCTGAATAATCATGACCAGCTATATATCCACCTTGTTTTACTTTTGGTAGCCATAATTCTATATCTTGTTTCACTGAATCATAATCATGCAAAGCGTCAATATAAACCAAATCTACCATATCAAGTATTTTAGAACCCTCAGCAGAAGTCATTTTTACCTTTTTTATTGATGGGTATTTGCTAGTTTCTTTATCAAATGTTCTTTCAACTTCAGACATATCTGGATTGCCTACTGCTTTAAAATTTTTACTCCAATTATCCACACAATAAATAGTTTCGAATTTACCTGAATTTGCAAAAATAATAGCTGATTCACCTTTAAACGAACCTACTTCAACCATTACCCCATTAGTTATTTCTAATTCACTTGCTAATGATTGCAATCCTCTTTTGAACTTTTCTCCTGCTCTCATTTTAAAAGGAAATTTATCATTTAATTTATCTCTTCTTTCTTTACATGAATTACAAGGCTTAACTCCAATAGATTTTGTTATCTTCTCAACAACATCACCTAATCCCTCTAATTTCTTTTTGTGACCATTTTCATCAAGCTTATCTAATAATCCATTTCTTTCTAAGAAGGATAACATTCTTTCTTTATGAGTCATTATGTCACCACTATGTTAGTTATCGATAAACTATAGGAACTATAACCATCAGTATAACAATAGGTAACATCTGGATAAGTACCTTGAGCAGTTAAACCACCATCTTTAACAACATCTAATTCTGGAATTGTTCCACATAAATCGCCAAAACACATAGTCCATAGTCCTCCACCATCGCATGTGATAGTAACAGGAGCCGCCGCATAGTATGGGAAATAACAAGGAAATTCATTATCTGAAATTCTATCACAATCTGTAAACCCACCAGATTGATTCATAGGTTCATTTACTAAAGAGGTATTAGTATTACAGATTTCAGTTCCAGCTTCTGGTGCAGAACAAGTAGATATTCCTCCACCTGCATCATAATATTCTAAATAAACTACATCACAACTAAGATAATATTCAGTTGCCGCACAGTTAGCATCACAACAAGCTATTTTTTCAATTGTTACATTAATTTCTGGAATATCACAAGGTCCACCATCATTACCAGAAACAGAAGTATCTAATTCACATAAATAAGTTCCATCTACTGGGCAACCATCACCATCTAATGTTAAAGGAGTTGAATGGATATACTCAATATAAAAAGGTCCACAATCTCCAAGGTTATCTACCTCAAGTGAAGCTCTTAGATAAACTTGCCCACCTACTAAACAAAATGACACAGGGAAACCATAATCATCATCAGTGCAAGCTATAATACAGTCTGCGTACATAGGTAAAACTGGGTCATATTCTGTTGGAGTATTCCAAAGCTCACAATCAAGACAGCTACCAACATAAGGAGTAACCGCTTCAATTGTAAAAAGCCAACAAGAGTTTTGACATTTGCAACTGGATGCTCCAATCATTAAATGACCAGTATCTGTTCTCATTAAATGACCATTAGATTTTCTAGATAAGTTCATAGTAGCTCCTTAAAAATCTTAGTAGTAACAGATACATTCTTCAGGAACTTCAATTTCTACTCTGGTTTCTTCAGATATTAGTATAAGATGACCATTAGCATCAAATGTGAGGTCTTGCATATAAGCATATAGAGTCATATCACCAGCATCATAGAAAGCTGTACCAACCTGAACAGTAAGCTTGACTCCCCTATCAGCACCCTGAGCCGCCCTGTCCCATGCTACGCCAGTCCTAGCGGCTTCTTGATGTTCTCCTGTGTAGGATATATCAAACTCACTAGCTGAACCTTTTTGCGCACCATGATATTCAAATAAATATTCACCAGTACTCGCATCATTATCTGCTTTTGGGAACATACGAAGAATACTATCTATAGGTATTCCATCTCTTCCACTTACTTCTGTGGCGTTTGCAGTACCTGTTATAGTTGTTTCAGTAACAGCATCATCTCTTAGTCTTACCCAGTCATATGGGCTAGTATCTGTAGTTAATTTAGCCCAAAACGATTCGGTAGTTGGACCCATAGTATACCACATATTATCTCCAGCAGAAGTTCCATAATAAAAAACTTCTACAATGGATCCAAGAGGTATTCTATGTAACTCATCATCCATATCATAGGCATTAACAGTTGATGTGGATTGTAAATCTACTATAGCACCAAAAGAAAAAGATGAAGTAGTTCCCCATTCATGACCATCAGTTATCGTTTGTGGATATCCAAGTGAATCAAATACTATCTGTTCAGCTTCATAAACAGCAGATGGAGGGTCAGCACTAGTTAATTTTTTTGCAGTTATCTTAGCAAGAAATCTACTGTGTTGTTGTTGACCAATATTTCTAGGAGCAGGTCCACCAGCGTTAACCAGTTTATTATCTCTTCTTATTTTAGTTAGAAGATTTTTTGAAATTAAGTATCCTTTTTCCATATTATTCACCTACCCATTAAAGGGGGTCGTTCCATTCAGTTTCGTTCATTGGTAAATCTAAGTCATCAAAACTTGATAATTCATTTACACCATAAACATAATATAACGCCTTACTTCTTCTATCGGCAGGGTCAGTAGCAATAATAGGCGCACCATATTCATCTAATAGAGATGGCATAGCTAAATCAGAACCATCACCAGAAACAATTTTAATTAATTTACCATTTACATCTTTATTATAACCAGCATTTAATAGTTTTAACACATGATATTGAGGGTTAAAAATAATTGTAATGGTAAAGTTATAGAAGTTTTCACCATTTTCTCTGGTATAAACCATTGAGATATCTTCAATTTTACCCTGAAAATAATCAAAATCTATTCCACCAATAGTAACTATATCATCATTAACAGTTCCAACTCTACTCATTAAGTCTGTTATATCAGTAATTGCACCTATATCAGTAACTGCTTCAAAGTTTTTCTGTAAAGTAATTGATGTTAAATTTCTTTGTGCTATAACTGGAGGGTCAAAAAAGTCACCAGCACTATTCAGTACAGGCTCATTTATACCAACTGGAAGTGTAGTACTAACACCAGATAATGGAAAAACAGTACCAGTATTAAATAGGGTTTCAAATGGCACATAATCTTCTTTAATAGAACTCCAAGTTACAGTCCAAGGTCTAAGTGTTGGAGCACCAAAATTAATTTCATTATTTTCATATTCAATTTCAATTAAGAAAACTAAGTTCTGTTGTTCAGCATATTCTTTTGGTGTGAATTTTCTAGCAACTAAACCAAGAGTAAATGAATTTAATGAAGTAGTATCATACTCATCACCAAATTGAGGGAATGAGCTATCAGCCTGAGCCAATTCAAGCACTTCAGATAGCAACTCAACACTAGAATCAAACTGGACTAAAAAAACCCTTGTAGCCGTCTTTTTACCACTAATATCATGGGTATAAGTACGATTCCAAACTTCACAAAAACTTTCAAGATAAGCCATTTATAATTTCTCCCTTTTAATTACCAGTCTGCTACTGCAACATCAAGTTTTAAACCGTTAGTTTGTATGTCTTTCCATACATCTAACATACCCTTAGTGTTAGCGGCAATCTTTTTATTTTCATCTTCTCTGCTCATTAATATTCTGTAAGCCTCTACGGAACCTTGTCTAGCTTGAGGAGTTCCTCTATTATCTGAAGGTGTCATATTTCCAATTGCTTTTGGAAGATTTTTTAAACCTGACATGAATCCATCTACATTCATTCCCATAGATTTTAGATTGCCTAAAATACCTTCAACAGGCATACCAACAGAATTCATAACACCCATAATAGATTGAGCGTTTACACCAAATTGTTTCAATTCTTCAGCAGACATTGTTTTAACTTGTTCAGACATTGCATCCATCATGTCCCTAAAAGTTGTATTAATCTCTGGAATTAAATCTAGAGCGGCTTCTGCTTCAGCCGCCCATTTAGCTTGAAGCTCTTCCATAGTAGTAATTGGAGTAAGACCATCAGATGATACACCTAATTGTTCTGCCTTCATTCTTGCAAACTTCTGTTCTGGAGTTTCAAACCATGCCTTTACTGCGGCTTTTAGTCTTTTCATTTCTGCATCCAGATCCAAACCAGTTAGTGGAATTGTAGGTATTTCTAATTTAAATCCTTCAGCCTCAAATCCAGCACCGAATCCTTCTCCAGAATCTATTCTCTTTCTTCTTTCTCTAGCCTGTTTTAGTGTTTCTGGTATTTGAACTGCTTCAGCATTATTTGCTTCCATCTCTCTTTTTTCTTTACCAGCGAAAACTGTATCGAAAAAGTAATTAGATAAATCATTATTAGCTTGTTTTAAACTTTTGAAGAATCCATCTGTAATATTACTTATAGCAGTTCCGAAATCTTCGAAGAAACCTGAAATACTATCAACACCAGAATTAATAAAATTAGCAGTAGATTTTAACGCATCCTCTACATTTTTACCAAGATTAGACTCAGCTAACATACCAACTAAATTAGATAATGCATCAGTTGTGGGTACAAACCAACTATTAATCCATTCTGTAACTTTATCAGTAACATCACTTGGTATACCTAATTTTGAAAAAACCTTTCTAATCATTATTTCTAAGTTCATTGACCATTCAAATATATCTCTAGCCCAGTCAGCTATCATTTCACTAAGCCTATCACCAACTCCAGTAAAATCTGTATCAATCTTGAAGTCAAAACTAAAATCTATATTTTTGAATATGTTAAGAAAATTAACAACTGATTTAACACCATCCCATATTCCACTAAGGAAACCTCTATCTACACCAGTTAAATTGGCGAATTCATTATAAAAATCATTAATAGCTTTAGTAATTACAAATATTTCTGCTATTAAAGCGGATATACCAGTAATTGCAAGTAAACCTGACAATGCTACAGTAAGAGCTGAAAACCATCCCACTACAGTTGTAACTAATCCACCTAAAAATGCCCAAGCGGTAGTTATAGATGCAATTACACCAGCAAATGTTAAACCTCTGATTGCGGCTATTAATCTAGGAATTTGAACAGTTGTTAATCCAGTCATTGTAGCACCGAGAGAAGTTAGACTCAATCTGAAACTTCCTGTTGCTATGGTAGTCATACCCATTTTAGTAGCTAATAAATCCATTGTAACAGTAAACGTATTAAATATACCATATATACCAGACCACATCATTGAAAAATCTAAAGCTAACATTCCTTGAATTAACATAGCTAGGTTCAATCTAGTCTGTAGTAAAACAGTTTGTAATGAACCAAGGCTCATGAAAAATACATCAACTGCCGCATCTCCAGCCTTCAGGGCTCGTGCAAGGGTCTTACCAGATAATAATGCCAAATCACGAGCACCATCAAACAATCCTTTTATATGTTTAGCAATATCTAAATAACTTTGTTTTTGTTTTTCTATAAATGACTTCATAATATTAGTTATAGCATTACCAGCTAATACAGCGATTCCAACCCCAACTGCACCAACACCTGCGGCAGTCTTTGGATTTTCACCTATTGCTGTTCCAAGACCCTTAGTATTTAAATTATCTAGGAAATTAGAAACATTATTTAATCCAGTAACAGTAGCATTAAACAATTGTGAAATTACTGGAGTCTTTAGTAACAGTTCACCAAAGCTTGCTATAATTTTTACCAATGGATCCTTCAGTTTACTAACAGCTTCAGTTAAAGCCACAGAACTTCTAACAGCTTCACCAGTAATTTGTTTGATAAATTGTACCAATTCTCCAACACCAACGAACTTGGCTAATACAGAACTGTTAACACCAACAAGATTTCTATCTATATTGAATGGTTGTTTACGACTAACAGCAGATTCACCAGACCTATCTCTAGGTGGTTTAGGAGGCGTAGGAACCCTTGTAGCAGTAGATGCGGTACTAGTTACGGTTTGCTTAATTGATTGGCTTCCAGTGACCTTTATATTTTTACTTGAAGGTAGTTTAGCCAGTGCATTAGCAACACTTTTAATTGCGGCTAAAGCTGAAGTAACATTTATAGTAATTTTTGGATTAACTATTTTTGTGAAAGGTTTAAATGCAGTTTTTAATTTATTTAATTGAGCTATTACACCTTTAATATCAATAGTTAATTTTGGAAATGTTAATTTAGGTATAGCATTCTTGATTGAATTTAGTTGAGCTATTACACCTTTAATATCAATAGTTAATTTTGGAAATGTTAATTTAGGTATAGCATTCTTGATTGAATTTAGTTGAGTAATTACACCCTTAGTATTAATTGAAGGTACTTTTATCTTTGGGATAATAAAAGACTTTGCTAAATCTTTTCTTAAATTCCCAATAGCTTTCATCGAGTCTGTAATAGACTTCTTGAAATCCGAATTGTCACCCTTCACTAAGAGTGTAATATCACCAACTACTGTAGACATTTGTTATCCCTCTGATTGTTTATTATTAATAGGCTTAGGTGTCATCTTTTTAGCCTTTTCAATCTTTTTATCAATTTGTTTTTGTTTAGCTGGTGTCTTTGGTTTGTTCAATTTTTTATTTTGAACATCGGCAAATGCTTTAGCCATTAACTTCAAGTGATTAATTTTCTTAATCCTTTCATCTTCACTCTTGCTGTTAAATTTTAATATACAGTCTTCCATTTTAACAGGTTTAGGATTTTTTGCAAAACTTTGACCAATTGAATATATGGCTTGTGTTATTTGTCCAGCCCTAAAATCGTCTCTTAAGTCTCCTCTAGGCTCTGATAAATAAAACTGCCAATAGATTAATTCATCCATTGGCAGTTCTTCTATTTCTCCTATGGATTTTCCAATTAAACAAGCTAATTGGAACTTCCACTCATCCTTAATCAATTTTTTTTTATTTCGTCTTCTGTCATGTTACCTGAAATGCTATTCATGAACTTTTTAATTACTTCACCAACAAAATCCAATGGAATCAATTGAACACTGGCTTCATCAATAACTTTATTTTTATCCAGATCCGTAACATAATTGTCACAGATAAAGAAAAACATTTTATTAATATCTTCACCAATCTCTTTAGCTTTGTCTTCCAAATCCTTAACTTCATTGTAATTCAAACATTTGAACAACATTTCAGTTCCGTCAATGGAAACCTTTTTATACTTATCTTTTTTAGAATAAAACAGCATTTTTCTAATCACTCCTTTTTAGTAATTATTTTGTCAACGAATCTATCTACACCCAGTATTAGGCGTAGGTTGGACCTTCTTCATCACTGGAACCGTTAACATTGGTGATAACAATCGTACCAGTACCAGTTACCAAACCATCAACTTCACCAGCAGAAACAGAGAGAGCAGAAAGATATCCCCAGAAAGTAATGGTGTTGGTAGTATCAGAAACTAGAGTAATAGTAACCAATTGATTAACACCCTTTTCCAAAATGAAACTAGCTACCTGAAAAGATTCGAGGTTAAAACCAAAGCTAATATCTTCAACATCAGCTAGTTGGCTAGGAATAGCAGTTTTCCATTCGCTATTACCGAAACAGGTTGTGTCGATTTTTGGTGAAAGGGTAAAAAGGTTAAAGTCAAGAGAGGTCAAGCAAATCTCCAAACTAGAAAGAGTAAGAGAAGTGCCAGTTGTGTTTATGTAGGTCGCCATATTTATAAAACTCCGTTTTGTGTGTTAAGGAAAGACATTAATAATACAGAAAGCGTCAAAAAAATCCAATTAAACAAGCCATCTGGTTACTGAATAGTTCATAATTAGTATATGTCTATTCTTTAAATCTTGTTGTATGTTTATTGGTAAGGTGTTAGCAACAAAACTATAATGGGTATCATAAGGAGAACCATTAACAGTATATGTCTGACGATTTAGTAAGGTTGTAATTTGTTCCATTTTATTCCAGCCATCAATATGAATTTTACTTCTAACCCTTATTTGAACGAAATATTTCTCAGGTGAATCACAATTATAAGAATTCGATGGAACAGAACTATAAGCATAAATTGTTACTACATCATCTGGTTTTTCTTGCTCCTTATCATAAAATAAGTCAGTGCCAAGAACAGCTATACTGTTATTGTCGATTATATCACATATATCAACGGTTACTGGAAGCATTTATTTACCCTTCATTTTATTTTTAAAATTCTTCATAATAACCTTCTGCATGTCAAGCATAGCTCTTTCAAGGAATTTGGCTTCACCACCACAATCTCTGTTACCATGAATAGGGTGTGAAATTGATAAATCCTCATGAACATATACGGCATAATCTTCTTTGAAACTTACCCGATACTCTTTTTGTTTTTTGTTCTCAATAATTGCAGAAGCTTTCAGAGCACCAGTATCAACAGGAACCCTTCGTTTAGACTCATCATAAATAACATCAGCACTTTCTTTTAGAATAGTATCAAGAACGCTATCATTATCTGAAAGTATTTTATTGAAATTAATATTCATATATCACCTCAACAGAGTATATATTTGTAAACTGTTATATTATCTTGAGGGTTCTGCGTAATATAAATTAATTTAATTCTGTAAGCCAAATCTAACTCTCTTGGATCCGTTTCAGTTGTAGTACCTAAGTATAACCAATCTTCAAGTTGAAATACATCTGTAGAGTAAACTATGGCAGAACTGTTCCACGCCTCACCAGCCGCTGATTCATATTTCTGTACATGTTGTTGCCATCTACAATCATAAGTATCAACTGAATAGTTTTCCCAGTCTACACCATTTGAATTAGGTGCATAAAATCTGGTTACAGTCTGAGTCAATAATGTTAAATATGCCATCGTTATTTCACCTCTGTTTTCTTTCTAATAATGTCGTGTGTCAAGTCCCACTGTTCCTTATCAATAAATATTTCATTCTTTTCGACTTCAAATATTTCATTGAAGTATATTTTTGGATATAAGGTTAACGCAGAACTATTTTCATTAATCTCTACATTTATTATTTCTACATCAGGAAACTTTTCACCAATATGTTTATGTAACATATGTGATTTATTATTCATTGTTAAATAAGCAGATTTACTTACTTTCGTCAAGTTAACATGCCAATTACTAGGATTTCCATCAGTAGATTCAACTAATTTTCTATCAAATCCTAACAAGAAAACTCTCTTAGCACCAGTCAATAAGGCAATACAAATAGCCGCATCACCTGAATTACCATTCCAAATAATCTTATTTCTCTGTTCTGGTTCAAATGTTTTGGTGGATGAACATAGTTTTTTAACAGTTTTTGAATGGATTTGCTGAGAATATACAGGATAATCTAACAATTCAACATTACCTTTATGTGCTTTATACCATCTGTTATCTGCAAAAAATAACATTTTACAACATTTAAACTCATAAGCATCATTAACACCAATAACATTTTTATCCATTAGAAACTTATCTAGGTTAACATACTTTAGTGACGGTCCTCCACCAATAACAAATACATCTTCACCATCATAACACTTAGTAATATCTGAATAAGTAACAGGTGGTTTCTTTTCTTTTTGTCTTTGCCTTTGTCTTTCTAAAAACTCTAGCCTTTCTTTAGTAACAGTTGGTTTGTTAATCATTTTCCTTTGTAATTGTTTTTCTCTAAAGATTTGCCTAGCTGTTAAAGTAGACTTTATAGGACCAATCGACCAATTAGTTTCATGGGGTCTAGGTTTACCGTGATAATGAACAATCTGATAATCATTAGCATTCCTTTTTCTTTGAACTATATCTAGCTTATATGAACACATTTTATATTTATCTTGTGCAATAGTAGCTTTAATACCTTTAGATTCAAAGAAATTATTGAATACTCTGGCTGAAGAATGGGTAGGTTGTAGATTCTGTTTAATTACATAATTGTACATCTCACCACTTTTAATATATTCAGCATTAGGGTTGAATAAGAAACAACCATATTGAAGTTGTTTTGATGGTTGCATAATATCTTTATGTAACATTAATTCGCTTTCATCAGCCAATATATCATCAATGTTATTAACAATTATTGTATCTAGGTCAACATAAAAAACTCTATCATAACTTTCAAATTGTTTTGGATAAAATAAACAGTTACGAGAATGCCATCTCTGAAATGATTCTTGAAATGGAATAGCCGTTACACCTTCAACACAACTAATATCCACATCAGTTAAACAAAATATATCGTGCTTAATGGTAGTGTTGTTATTTATACCATCTCTCAACTTTTCAATATATTGTAGGTGATGAGAATCATAATCTCCACCACTTTTATAAACCATCGCTATACACGTATTCATTGGTTGTTCTCCTTATTATAAATTTCTATACACTTTCTAAATTGAATTAATTTAGTCGTATTCTGTAATGGATGCCACACTGGTAGTTTACCTGAATACTTTTCTGATATTTCAAATATTTGATAGTCAACTAAATTAGCTTTAGATTGTATACAGAATGGTATATCAAAATCCATACCTTTAAATGTTTGGTGGAATCCCTTAATAACAAATCTTTTAATCACTGAGGCATGGCAAGCGTTACACCCACCTCTGATATAGATTCTGTCACCAAGTGTCCTCTTATTGCCTAAGATTGATTCAGGTGGGCATTTAGAAGCTATGTCTAACACTTCTTGATAATTAAAAAGAATGGCATCCAAATCTATTTTAACTAACACATCAAAATCTACATCTAATAATTCAGAACCAAGTTGAATAAACTTTTGTTGAAGATGATTTTTACCCTTAATAATAATTGCATTAGGATAAAGTTTTTTCACAACTATATCAATATCACCACTACATAAAAAATAAAATGGCTCTTTAATCTGTTTTAATGATTCATTAAGTACCAAATAATCCTTTACGCATGGATCCGCAAATGTGTAGAATAATATTTTCATAGTTTTGAAATTTTAGGTTCATGCTTAATTTTAAATTTATTGGCGAATAATTCACACTGCCGATTAAACTCATCATTAAACTTTGGATAATATTCTATAAGTTCTTTTTTAATTAAAAAACTAGAAGACGATAACCAAGTTTCATCTTTAAAATATAAGTAATTATCATTTGGTTTAAACTGTGAATAACCATAATACTTATCCTGACTCTGCTCAGTATCATGCATCACAATCACATCAAAATGTTCATATAGGTCTACCAATGAACTCAATCTATAACCTGAATAAGTATCAATAAAAAGATAATTTGCCCAAATATCTTTATTGTTAAAACAAAATTTTGAAAATTTATCTAACTCGTTTTTATCAATCTTTTCTCTGATTGTTCCTTTATCAATTCCTAATGGTGCTTCATAATGAATTACATTTGGTAGATTAAGTTTTTCAATCCATTGTTTATCTATTTCAATTGATAAATAGGGTACATCCATATCATTAAATAATTTAGTAGAATAAAAGCCAGCACCCAATTCAATAACACCAGTAATAGGAAAAGATTTCAATATAGAAACATTAAGTGGAATATGAGAACTCCATTTAATATCAACTTGAACTTGTCTTTCCATTCTCTGTTGTTCTAGATATTGCTTACGCCTTTCTAATTTTTTATCACAGCCTTTACAACCCATTTTTTAATTTCTCCCTTTTAATGATTGTTGATATACCTTTTCTAATATAGGATTTTGTAAGTATCTATTATCAGAAGTGTCTAAATAGTAACCAGTCACATTTGAATAATCACTTACTACATTTACCAACCCTCTGTAAAATAAATAACAAGGATACTTATCTTGTATCTCATAGTAAAGTATATCCAATGGACCAACTTTACTATCTAAAATATTCTTAATTACTGGAAAGCATCTTCTATTAATTAATAATGCAAAAGCTCCAAGACATCTCTTCAATTTAAAAATATGAGGAGCTACTACCTGAGTGCAACTTTTAATATCTTTGAAATTACTACAAGCCAATTGAGCTATGTAATAATCTTCAGGTAAAAGTTGTTTGTATGTTTGGAACTTATTTTTAAAATCATCAACAAATTCCACATCATCTTCAAGTATTAGAATCTCTTCATAATTATTTTTAATAGCATCATTAATTATAAACTTATTTGATTGAACAATACCTAAAGCATACTTGTTCCAGTATTGTGGCTTAACACCAGCTATTGGTTCAGGTTCTTGTAATGTATTTCCATCTACTGCCGATATTCTTTCATGTGTTAAACCTAAAATATCTAACTGTGATTTCATCATTTGATATCTATCGGGTCGTCTATCAAGATTCAAAACATAAATATGAATATTATTAAACTGCTCCATTTTCAATTTCTCCTTTTGAACGGAACCAACTAATTTTAAATATGATAATTTTTATATTTATCTAAAATATTATAGTAACTCAATTTTATAGATAACGAATTAGTTCCAACTGCGTTACCACCACCATTAATATCGGTATCAGTCATATTGGTGTAAGAATAATCACCAATAGTTTCAGACTTTTTAGTTTCGGTATTAACAACGGCAGAATCACCATATGACTGAATAACAAATCTGATAATAGCATCCTTCAGATCCGAAGGCAATACTGAATAACCCGAATGATAAATTAAAATACCATCAGATAATATTTCTGGACATTGAAGAACCTTGTTATTCATTTTACTAACGGAAACTTTAGTAGTAGCTCCCATTAAATAAAAATCTAAATTGGTATCATCAGGACTTGTATAATCACCTTGCCAAATTTGACCAGCTAAGGCACTAGCAATGTACCCAGAAGCACCAACATTAGTAGCAACCCAACCACCACTAAAATTATTTATAGCGGTTATTAAATCTGATAATGATTGTGTACCAACAGGGATTTCTTCATAAGAACCAGCTTCCTGTAAAATGAAACATAAATCATCAGTAGAATCCCTAGCAAAACAAATTGATGCTGAATATGAAGGTGAAGTTACTTTAATTACTTCTGTTACACCTGTGAAAACACCATGCATTCTAGTTTGAGGAAATAAGCTAACAATTACACCATCAGCCAAACTCACTCTTTCATATCTTAATTGGGGTAGGAATTCATTCTGTGTATACCCCTCAATTGCTTCAAATACAGCATTAATTATATTTTCTAAAGCTAAACTCTGTGCAGAATCATAAACAACACCAGTGTAAGCTTCTATGTCTGCGATTGTTACCAAATCGATATATGCCATTTGTTATCTCTCTCTTTAAAGTTTTAGTTATATCTTTCTGATAGTTGTCAAAGGAAAATTAAAAATAGAAAACCTCTTAGCATTTCTACTAAGAGGTTTTCAGTGTTACCTAGATATTAGGTTGACTTATTAGGTCGAACCATTTCTATCATCAAGAACCACGAAGGAACCGATTTCAGTACCATCAGTTGCAGTGAGCTTAACATCGATGGACTTACCAGCCAATCTGTAGGTGAACTTGAAGACTTGAGCATCAGTCAAGAAGCTAACTTCAGAACTGGTACGGAGTTTCATTCCACCCTTATTGACAATCTGGTATCTGGAGAAATCACCAAGGATGATATCACCAACAGTGCCAACAGCGGCACAGTAATCAGAGATAAGAATCGGCAAACCAAGTAGTGTTCCAAAAGGAGCATCAGCGGCACCATTAGGACCAACAAACAAGGCATTACCATTGCTGTCTTCAAGTTCAAGAACCTTCAGATAAGCGGAACGGCTAACAACCCAATTCGAACGGCTAGGATTCTTACATCTCACATACATGGCTCTTACATTCTCAGTCAGCAAGCTATCAACAGGCTGAAGGGAAACATAAGGGGTAACTACAGTGTTAGTACCACCAACGATACCAACAAGGATAGTACCAGAACCGTTAATCATACCATTCTCGATGAACTTGCTGAAAGCTTCTGGAACTGCATTTTCAATTTCTTGAACAAGAGCACCAGTATCTTCCATGGCTTCTTCAGTCACATCAAAACGATAAGCCACTTTCTCAAGAGTGAAAGTAAACTGAGTGATGAGGGGCTGTGAAGCGGTGATGGTAGCGGATTCAGCAAATACAGCAGGGGCATTACCAACAGTCGTAAGAACGTTTTTCTTATAGATGTTGTTTTGGCCACTCAAAGAAACCATAAAGGCTTTCTGAGCAATACCAGACTCTCTAAGAATATCAGTATCAACAGCAGGGTCCCAATAGGTCGAAGTATTCAACTGACCTTGAGCACCAGTGGTAATATTAATAGTCTTACGAGCAATACCTTGGAGGTAATCACCATAAGTCATTTTATTTTCAACTGCTTTTTGAACAGGCATCAAACCAGCAATGGCCTTAGAAACGGCATCAGCAATTTCTTTAGAATCCACTTTGGCGTTGATAGTTTTTTCTTCAACATGTTTTTCGATGAGACCCTTGGTAACGAAACCAGCGGAATCAGCATCATTCATTTCTACGACATCACCAACACTGAAAATATCAGAATTGTGGGCGAACTGTTTCTTAACTAAATACTTATTCATTTTAAATCCTCTTAATTTTTGTTTTTTAATCACCAATCGTATAGCTTGAAGTGTTCAAACTATATTTTTTTCGGATTATTTTTCTTGGGATTATTGAGATAGGGTGATGATTAACCCGCCTCTCCAATATTCTTCATCACTGAAAATCTTTAATATGTCAAAAACCACCCATTTTTAGGTAGTTTTCTTTAACAATATCATCATAAACATTACCAATCCTTTTAATTTTAATCGAACTCTCACCTAATTTCTTGATAACTATAAGATTTTGTTCTGTTTGAATTACAGAATTATCTTCTTGAGCTATATCTGTATTAATATTTTTAACCGTTAATGCTAATGTGCTAGAATTATTAGGAATAGCTACACATGAAATTTCAATCAATTCAGCCTTTGTAATAATCTTGTCAATTTTATTAACTGAATCTTTGTTAAATATTTGTGGATATCTTTTTTGTAGATTACCATAAAGTTCATCAAAACCTCTACTACCCTTTTGAACTTCTTCTATTGGAATAAAACCTAGTGAAAAACCTCTACGAACTTTATCTTTATATAACTGATAAATATCTTGGCATTCTTCAGTGGATCCAAATTTAATTTTGGCTATAATTTCAGTTTCATCAACAGATAAGTCTTCAACATAACCAATAGGATTATTATGGTCATGGTTTTTAAGAATGACAGGATTACTTCTATATCTAGTTAGGTCTAATGATTGAGGTATTACCACATCACCATCAGCATCAGGTAACATTGAACTTACACGACCAATTACATACTGGTCTTCAATCTCTGCTTCTGAAAATGTTTCTAAACGCTTAACTGTTTTACCAACATAAGAATCATCTAAACCAATTTTCTTGGCGTATTCTTTAGTAATTTTAATTATTTTTTTCATTATTTCGACTCCCCTATAGGATTAATTGGTATAGTTGATGTAGTCTGTACCATTTGATTACCGATTATTTGGTCTTCTAATTCAGCTAAACCTAACATAACTCTCATTTCATTTATGGTTAGAGCTTTATTTTGTGCCAATTTGTCAGCCTTTAAAATGTTTAGTTCATAATCAACTGGTTCATCCCTACAAAATATTACCATAACTTCTTTATTAGAATTTCTGATAATAGGATATTGGCTAATCAAACCTTTAGTCATGCACTGAGATATAAGTTTCAATCTGGGCAACAAGGTGGAATGGTGATAACTAATTAAAGAAGTCTGCATATTTGAACGATTAACAGATTCAGTAATCATTAAACTCATAGGTACACCGAGACAACTAAAGACTTCTTCTCTAGTGAACTTTTTACCTTCCAAGAAATTCATTTCACGGGGAACAATACCCAAAGATTGAAAATCCATATCATCATCAGTTACTAATACTTTACCTGCTCTACCAACTGAACTAAATTTCTTTTGCCATTGAGCTTCTACAGACCTTCTTTGCTCTTCTGGAATTTGTTCCTTATATTTTATGATACCTGCTGGAATACCCAAATTTCTATTTAAAGCCTGTTCGTAGGTCGTCATAGCATTAACTAGGTCAACACCTGCGGCACAAGCTGAAAGAGGTGATATACCATAAAGAATATCATCAGGATTAAAAAATTTAATATGAATTATTTCATCTGGTGTGAAACTAAATTGATATTTACCATCAACAGCCACACCATAATTGTAATGTGTAATTCTATTTAAACCATCAGTTTGAATATTAACGAACTGTGAATATAAAACTTCTAATTTACTTGGTATACCATTTTCTTTTGTTACATAAACATAAGCATCACCAGTTAATTCTAAAAATAGGTCAACCTTATAAAGGAATTGATAAACACCATCATATTCATTTGGTTTATTTAACAGATCCAAAATGGGGTGTACTAATATTTCATTATAATTACCATTGGCTGGATGATATGCTTTAACCAATTTTTCTGGAATGGTTTTATATCTACTTACTTTTGGTGTTTCATTGGTAACTAGCTTAACATGTGCGTCAGCAATATTCTTAGCATTATAGTTAGCGGCGGCATAAACCCATGATTTGTAATATTTAGTTGAATTTGCGTCTGTATAAACATCACCGATAGCTGGCCTCATCATTTCAGCAACATCTCTTACAGTAATATTTTTCTGAATAATCTCAGTATCTTTACTAAACAAACCTTTGATATATTTTATCATTACTTTTTATTCCTCTTTAAATTATTATTTAAGCGTCTTGTCAACATCACATTGGACCTCTAGCTACTTTCTTTACATTTAAAAATTGAATAGCATAAACTAGTGCATCCAACGCATTAGGAGAATCACCATTACCATCAAAGGTTAACATCTGCTCTTCTAATTGTCTAAATTGTCCACAATGGAATACTACACCATTACAATAAAGACCAGCTATAGGTTCAGCTCTAAGAAGTTTACCAACTCTAGCTCTAATACCTTCTGTTAAAACATCTTTAGCATGATTCTTAATAAGGGTTTCAATCCATTTACCACCATTATTTTCTTCATAAATTAATTTTTGGCAACCATACTGATGATAAAGTGCTATTACTTCTTTAGCTATATCATTCATATCTGCCTTTTTCTCAAAACAATTTAATACATAAAATTCATTTTGAGATTTTTCTTTATTATATTTTGAGCCAGCAATACAAACACCATGTTCATCTGATTTACTAGTATTCGAAACTGCTGGGTCAAATGCTAAAACAATTTTATCAAAAGTATCAGGTCGAGGCTTTCTTAGAATATAACTGATTTGCCAAATAGCCCCATCTAATTCATTATAAAAACCATTACCCGCACACATTAACCTAGAACGCCTATCACCAGCCTTATTTAATGTATCTAAATACTCTTCAGCGTTAATCGTTGTATTATCCTGTGTAATACTGGTAATGATTCCAATAGGTTGTTCGTGTGGTGTTTTAGTTTCTGGATTCAAACCATCAGCAAAAAAAGTTTTTAACCAATGATTATTAGGACACCAGTTAGCGGCACATATAATTCTAACCTTATAATCTACATCTAATGGTTGTGGTAAACGGGTAAGTAATAGTCCAACATGTTCATATTGAATTAAATGTGCTTCATCTAAAAATATTTGCATCCATTGTGTTGAAAGTATTTTTTGTACCCTCTCTTTATTATCTAACCCTTTTAAAACTATTCTGGATCCATTAGGGAAAGTTATTTCATGGTCAGTTTCATTTATTTTAAAACCTTCCATAAGAGGTAGTGCTGGAAAAAAATTGGCAATAACTTCTTTAACTGTTATTTTCCATATACCATCAACAGCACTTGCTAAAGTATTTCTGAATATTGCTTGGTTAGTATTTGGGTACTTAATAGCATCACGAAACATTTTTGTAACAATTAAAAGAGTTTTACCAGTTCTACCTTGGCCAATACATAGAGTCATTTTATTTTGCTCTATGATTCTGGACATCTCTTTTTGTTTTTCTGTGAGCTTCCATAACATATTAAAAACCTTAATTTTTATCGTCAGTATTAGACATCATTCTATCAAGCATTTTAATTAATTGAGCTTGAATATCTTCAGTTGGTTTTTCTTTATATCTAGAATTAGGTAAAGTTTTTAAAATGAATTCTGCTGTTCTTGCCTTAACCATTTCATTTTTAGATTTTAAATTGGCCATAAGAACATCTTCAGCAATATCTAATACTTCACCCTGCTTCTCTTCCATCAACTTCAATAGTTCTGGGTCTTTAGCTATTCGTTTTTGTGCCGTAAAACTACACCCCATACCTAATATTTTAGCCAACGATACATAAGTACCATTACATTTCATAATGGCCTCTGTAAGTTGTGCCTTAGTATGTTTATATTTTGACCCTTGGACTGCCATATTTTTTATTCCTTATTATTTTTCTTTACAATAATTCTTTTATCAATCGGAACTTTACTACCTCTGTACATATGAACATATATGCTACCAGTAGTTACATCATATTTTTTAGCTATAGCCTTAACAGATGAGTAGTGAGATTCTTTCTTTTGAGAATTTGTCAAATCTGTTACTGTATATCTTTTATTAATCAGCGTAGGCACTAAAGATTGTACCGTATATCGTTGTGACTTTATTACTGAATATAGTTCTGGATGAGTTTGTTTGGTCATTTCTAAAATCTTTCTACAATGTTCATGAGATACATTACAAATCTTAGATGATTCTCTCAGAGAAAGACCAGCAAATAGGCACATTAGAATCTGTAATGACTGCATATTAGAAGATGATTCTAGTAATTGAGTAATAATAACTCTAGCTAATAAATAATTATCTTTAACTTCTTCTACTGGGTCATCAAAATAAATATCAGGTTGAATACACGCATCCTCCTGAGTTAAGCTGAAAGTATATAGGGGATTGTCTTTATTATCCATTTAACTTTGGCCTCCCTCTAGTTTTCTTAACCTCTTCAGCTCTTTCTTTTACAATTTCGGTTATAGTTGTTGGATCCAATTCTTTAGCTGTTACATTAACAATTTTCAGATTCCAATAAACGAATGGTGATTGGTCATGAATCTTTACCAATTGGACACTTTCAGATTTAATTTTATTTTTACACCAATTATTAAACTGGCTTTCTGTCCAATTGGTAAATAAATCTTTATTAATTTCATAAAGATGTTTTGCTATTTGTTCTTTTCCTTCAACCTTCATTTTTAATTTCTCCAAAAAATTGTTTAATAGTGGCCAGTCTATGTTCATCTGATTGTTTTTTTAACTTTTCAACCAAACATTTATTTAATGAATCCATAGCCCATTGGTCCACTGGTGGTAAAAGTGAAATCTCTTTTTCTTTTAGTTTAAACTCCAAAATAGCAATTGAGTTTTCCAATTCTTTAATTTTTGATTTTAACATCTTCGCTGATGTTCTTTTTTTCTTTATATCACTCATTAATTTTTCTCCTTTTTTAATTTTCTGATATCTTCAGTTGAAAATTCAGTTTCCTTTTCAGGATCCACTTCTTCAACAATTTCAACTAACACCCAATTTTCTTTTATTTTTTCTAATCTAAATTTATTTGCGTCATATTTAATTGAGTAAGCCTGAGTATAAACCTCTTCTCCACCCGATTCCTTTAATTCTTTTAGACGCTTTTCAAGTTTAAGTTGTTTTAACCGTTCTTCTAATTGTTTAATTTCATCCATTTTGATACTCCTTTTTGTTATAGTTCTTAATTATTTTGAAATATCCTTTGTATTTTTCAAAATTTCTTTTCTAGCTTTATACTCAGCTTTTGTTTCTAAGTCAGTATACTGAAAAGTTATATCAACATTATCTATAACAATCCCTCTTTTATGCCTATAGGTGTGTAAAATATCGAGTAATTCTGAAAATGTACTAATATTTTTAACCACAACAGTTCTTATAACCGTATCCCGTTCCAATATGTCACTCATTAATATTATCCTTTACCCATTTTACGCCGAAAAAACAAAGTCCAATAGCATCGGCCACATTATCATCCATTTTACCTAATTTAGTAATCTCTTGAATTTTCTTCATCATCATTTCTTTAGTAGCTTTACCATCACCAGTAACAAATAATTTTAAACTGGTAGGTGGTAAATCCATAAATGGTGTACCCCGTTGAGTTAAATAAAACCTTAAGTAAGCACCTAATTGAATAAGTTTCTTACTAGTAGCACCATTACGAGCATTAACGAAGGTATCTTCAATTACAAAAATCATCTTACTCTCTTCTCTGATAATTTCATCAATACAACTTATAATGTGGTGGTAAGTATCGTAATTGGTTTCAATTTTGTTTTCTCTTTTAACTTTATCGGTAACTTTGATATTTCGCATTACTATTTCACCATCACGATAAATAGCTAACCCAGTATTCACCAGTGATAGGTCTACACCAACAATGGTAATTTTATTTTCCAACGATTCATCTTTCATATAAGTACTCCTTTATATTTGTTCCCTATTTTTAAAGCAACTGTCAAAATTATTATACAGCGTTTGTAAAACATTTTCAAATAAATAGGAACAAATATAAACTATACTATTGATATGTGTCACAATATCAGGTATATTATTATGTCCCCACCACAAAAAAGGAACTTATTATGAAAACGCATGTGTCGATTCGTGTCAACTCAAAGATTTCTGAATTAATTAACAGATTGGAAACTAATGATAAAAAGTTGAATTTCAGGCTTTTACTTCAAGAATCGCTTGAAGAACTTATGAATGATAAACTTGATGGATTCAATATTGATAACTATCTGAGAAACAAAAAGGTAAAGTAAAATGAAAAACAATGAATCTAATTTCCTAAAGGCTCATAGAAAATATTGTGAATTGTATTCCTTATGTCAGGAGGGTCCAACTATAATTGGTAGTGGTCAATATCAATTTACCTATTGGGTTGAATTCTCCGAGGCTTATACTAGTGATTATATTTGGGATATTAATGGTGTAGAAAATATTGACCTATTTGTAAAAATCACGCTTTCTGATATTTCCACTCACCTTTATTTGGGGTTTTAATATGAATGATTTAACACCTGAACAGATCCAAGAGTTGAAAAGGGCTCCTATGAGTACCGATGATATGCGTAGATATTTTCTAAAAAGGTTATTGGGTTATTGTTGGTTTGTACCAGCCAAAGCCTTAGTTACCATGCCAAAGGATTTAAGAATTATTTTCTTTATGGCTGGTAAAATGAACGAAAAGGCTTCCACCTATAATAGATTTGAAAATTCATATCTCAGTATTTCTAAAAGGTTGGAAATGGATGAAAGTGAATTCCGTCAACTGATACATGAGATGTCTGATATGTTTGGTCGTAATGGTAGAACATGGTTCATTCAACCTATGTTTCTGAAATGGTGTGAAGATGGTGGTTATAACGGAGTGTTGAAAAGAAATGACTGACCTAGCAACTATCTATGGATTGGATAAAGAATTAAATCTTTTGAAAATTGAATTAGGGTTAACACCACCATGGACTGATAGATATTATGAAATTATAAAGCGTATTGATGAATTACAGCAACCTTAACCCAAATTGATTTAAAGCCCATTAAAGCCCTTTAAGCTATAAGCCGACACCAAGTACGGTTTAAATGCTTAAAGGGCTCCTTGGTTTATTACTTTATTGAATTTAAGCTGATTACCATATTAGTTACACAGTCAGTTGTTGTGATTATATCATCAGTTATTAACCGTTCATCTAACTCTTTATAATCTTCATCAATAAATGGTTTACCATCTACTAATCCAAATATCCAATTAATTCGTCTTTCTATTTCTTTATTCATATTAACCTCCTTGTTATTGGTTATTACTATGTTTCTATATTTACCCGTAATAATCCTTCTTCTGATATGATGTCATTATTATACACCTTCTACCTTGGTGTAAATGATATGGTTATAATAGTCATTTTAGCCTCAAATAACCCTTATATTACTGCTTAATGGGAGATAGTATAAATATAGTTGGTTGTTATTGTGATGTTAATGGTTTATATCTACTGGTTTAATATGGTTTAGTTGAATGCTAATTGATTGTTGTTAAGTGTGTAATAATAGGTTAATTAACCTCAAATAACCCTTATATTACTGCTTAATGGGAGAATAGTAATATACTTGATGGTTTATTACTACTATTATATTATTATTGTTGATATGTATTGGATATGTAAAAAAAAAAAAAAACTATTCTAAAAAAAAAAAACACATTATAGATAACCAATATAACATAATAACACACAATTATAGTAATCTCCCATTAAGCAGTAGAATAAGCTATATTTGAGGCTAATTTAACCAATTTAACTATGTTATTACACCAATATAAGAACAGTAGATAATAATAATAAGAAGTTCATAAACAGTAATAATAACCAACTATAACCATATAATCTCCCATTAAGCAGTAATATAAGCCATTATTGAGGCTAAAATAGCTATTATAACTAATGGTTAAAGGTGATGATATAACACCAATATCATATCAACATACCTAACCTAAGTAATATGGTAGCTGATTAATAATAACCAAGCTAATAGGGCAACATGACAAATATAGACACCAACATGACAATGGGTATAGGTTAACCATTACGAAGCCTTTAAAGGGCATTTGCTGACATCATAGGTAAACTTAATAAAGACTTAATGATTATAGATGGTTATAAAGTTAATATAAAGTTTGTTGATGATAACTAATTATCAAAAATGTAAAAAAGGACTTTATAAAGAAAATGATAAATAAGTTGGTGTAAATTGGTGGTGTGATGACAAATATCAAAAATAGGTAAAAATGATATAGTTGTTATTAAGTCTTTATAAAATGATAGTAAAAACATCAATATGATAGTTTTACTTATATAAAAGGAGTAAAAAAACCAAAAGTGCATAAGTCGTTGAATATCAAGGATTTATGATTTCAAAAAAAAGTATAACAAATAGATGAATGATTTTCATGGCTGAAAAATCTTTTTCAAAAAAAGTATAACAAATACATGATTATCACGCAGGACATTCAGTTGGCTTTATTGAATTATGCGGTATAATAACCTTGGCTGGTTAAAATTTCGGAAGTCATGAGCCGAAAGGGGTTAGTTGTTCCTCACCAGCTTTTTTTTCCAAACAACTACAAAAAACAACAAATGAGGTTTAACATGCAAGAAGAACAAGACTTTACAAAGTCATTCCCTTTCAAGGGTATGATAATATCAGAATGGGCTGATGGATCCGAATGGATGAACACTTTGGCCGACCAGTATTTGGCTGATATTAAGATGCAACGGAACGGTAGCAGGTTTAAGTACTGGTTTAAAATTGTGCTTTTGAACTGCATCATCGCTGAAAATGAAGGGATGTACTGCGGTGTAGCATTGGACAAGGATAGGTATCATTCCTATTATTTCTGTAAAAAGAAAAAGGAAATTGTAAAAAGTAAGCTTTCAGAAATGCATATTAAGTATGCCCATATGAAATATGCTGTTGAATGGCTCAGTGCCAATAACCTTATAGAAATGTATAAGGGTAGTAATTTAACTGGCTTAACAACCCAGATAAAAGCCACACCGTCATTGGTGGCGTTAATTGATGGTAAGGCCAAGGAGATTTGTAAAACTATTAAATTTATCGACAGCCTGTGTCCAATCAGTATGTCAGGTAAAATGAAGGAAGGTAAAAAAGTCAAAAGTATAGATATGGAATTTCCAGAAACCAAATTTTCAAAAAGGCGTGAGATACTTTTGAATGCTTGGTATAAGCTGGCAAATAAAACCACTATTACCTATGACAATACACCAATAGTTAACCCGAAGTTAATATCCATGTTTTGCCGTGGTGAAATAACTAATGAGTTAATCTATGGCGGGAGATTTTATTGTCTTACCCCCGTTGGTTCCAACTGGCAGTCCATTAAGCGTGAACTAAGGAGTTCAATACTGATTAATGGTAAAAAAACTGTTGAGTTGGATTTTAAGGCATTACATATATCAATGCTTTATGCCCAACGGGGTGAGGAACTTAACTTCGACCCTTACATTATTGATGGTTTCAGTAGGTCTTTTTGCAAGACTGTAATAATGGTGTTGATTAACTGTCAGACCAGAACCAAGTTTTGCCAATGGATCCGCAACGAAGCTTTTACCACCAACTGCCCTGAATGTAAAAAGTTCATTGCCGACATGGATGATAATATAGCAAGGTTCAGTAAGGGTATCGAAGTATGGGTCTGTTCTGATGCTGGTGTTAAATTACAGATGTTGGATTCACAGATTGCTGAAATGGTGGTTGGTCACTTCACCGATAAAGGTATATTGACCTTACCAGTACATGACTCATTTGTAATTGATGAAGCATATGAGGATGAATTAAGGGCTATGATGCATATGGCTTACACCACCATTATGGGTAAGTCTATAGGTATTGATAAAAAGGGTATTGATAAAAGTGTAACCATATCAGATATCTGTACTGATGGGTTCACCTTTACCAATGATATTACTTTTGATGATGGTTATGTTGATTTGGGTATTTAATAAAAAAAGAGGTAATAAAAACATGAATGATGTAATCGTGGTTAATGACAAGATGTTCGCTGAATTCGATAAATGTATTCATCAATGTATTCAACGGATCCAGCCTTCAACACCAAAAAAGCCAGCGAAACCACCAAAATTGGAGGTGTTGGATGTTCAGTTGAAGCTCTGATTTAAAAATATAACTGAAAATATTGAGGCTGGTTAAGCTGTAAAAAGTTTAACCAGCCTTTTTATTTACCCTTTTTCTGAAAAAAACTGATAAAAATAAAGGGATTTCAAAAATAATCTTGAATAAGTAAATATACAAACAATAAATAATAGGTGTTAATATGTGGGATAATGATAATAAAATGGGAAAATATTATGAACGGTTGATGGTTAAAAAAATAAATGATAAGTTTGGCTCGACCTTATTCGCAAAACATTTAGCAATTGATAACGAAGTTGATATCAGTGTAACCAAATTGGCTGAAAATTCAAAATATTATATCGAACTGAAGGCGGATACCTATAAAAGCTCGAAGAATTTATTCATCGAAACTATTGCCAACACCAATAAAAATACAGTTGGTGGACCTTATCAGGCTAAAAAGTATAATGCTAATTATTACTTTTATTGGTTTATAAATGATGATTATCAGAACCTGTTCGTTTTTGGTGTAGATGAACTAATTAATTGGTTAGATCTGAATGGTAAACATTACCGTAGTCATGATGTTAAAAATGGCAGTTACTACACCCGTGGATTATTAATACCTAAGGCTGATGTTCAGCATTTGGGTTTTTGTAGTTTAAGAACTATGAAAGTTTTAGATTGTGAATTATTTAAAAATATAAAGGGGTAATAAAAAATGGATACATTATCAGAAGTCGAAATAATAAAATATGAAAGCACCATCAGATTATTGGAAGGAATGGTGCGTATGGCCTTTAGTGAAGGTAGATTTAGCAAGTATGCCGAATATCAATGGGATGATTCCGAAGCCAAACTGGCGTTAATTAAAATATCAGAAGACCCCCATTTCAAATTACCTAAGTATAAAGTGGTTACAGAACAATTCGAAAATAATGGGGAACAAAAATAAATGTTATACATTCACTTGTAATGTGTAACATATGTCGTATTATATAGGTAGGTAAGCAAACGGTTTACCTACCTTATCAGTAAAATCCAAAACGAGGACCAGTATTATGAAAGCTATTAAGTGGAAAAAGAAGAATTGTTTTTATGGTGATGAACTTGGTGGTTTTTATGCAACTAGATTTTACACTGGATATAAAAATGATAATGGTGAAAAAATCGAACATTCATTTGATGGAAAACCAAGTTCGATAATGTTTGATAATTGTGGTTACCACATGGCTTGGGCTAAAGATGGTGTACAACATCGTAATGAGGGTCCAGCAAGAATTACAAATCACCCTAACACCAACCCTAAAATTGATTGTCAATGGTACTACGAAGGTATTTATTTTCTTACACCAGATTTATTAGAAAAATATCCTACAGCAAAAAATAAATATGAATTTCCTGTTGGTTTATTAATTGGATGGTTGACATGGACCGAAAATCAAACTGATGAAGAACAGTTGAAAAAAATAGAAGAGGAGTTTAACAAGTATAAAATACAGGAACCCGAAAAAAATAATGGGGAACAAATAAATGTATAACATAATGTATTGCATTATGTAATATACCATGTATTATATAGGTAGGTAAGCAAACGGTTTACCTACCTTATCAGTAAAATCCAAAACGAGAGACAGCACCATGAACTACAGCATCATCCCAGAAATGAACGAAACCGAACTTGAATTGTTCTTCACCCAAATGCTTGCCGATGAGCAGGCTTATTTGGAACGGATCCGTGAAGAAGCTACTTGGAGTTTTGAAGTATGAACACCGATATGAAAAATTATCGTGAATTTATTAAATCTTTTGAATCTCATTGCAGTAAGAAAAATATAATGTTTAAAGGTTTACCTGAATGGTCAGAGTTTATTGATAGTGAACATTTCAAATTCACAATAACCTTTATAGAAAAACGCCCAAAACATGGTGTTCATTATAAAAACTACATTAAGGAATATGATTGGTTTGAGATTAATAAAGGTATTAATATTTATGGTTTAGATATGGTTGTTGGTTCTTGTGTGTTTGGTGTAAATCAACACTTAAACGCTTATTAATAACAGGTGAAAAATGAGTGATGATAACGATGAAAATCATTACAGTGACGATGTAATGGGGTTTTGTGATATATGTTCTCAACCATGGTGTGATAGAAATTTAACTTATTCGTGTTCTAAGTGTGGTAGAGAGGTTTGTCCTGAATGTGGTGATGGATGGTTGTGTAATGATTGTATTTTAGAAAGTGATAGTTATAAATAAAATTTTGATGTGGCAGAGAGGTTTATTGCACACAGTTGACCCTGTGAGTTCGCTAATGAGGATAGAAACTCGACTACCGTAGGTTCGAATCCTACCATCAAAACTGAAAAGCACTAGATTAAGTTCTAGTGCTTTTCTTTTTACATATCAGAGACATGTTTTAAATTTGGAATACATGCTAATCACCTATCCCGTGCAGTTGTAGTCCTGCGATTACTTAATTAGAATACTGCTATAATCAATAATCCTACCAAACAAATTATCAACCCAACAATCATACCCGTCAGAATAGCTCGACAATCTTCTTTCATAGTTTTGCCTTTATGTCCTCCACAACTTTTTTAGTTTCAGGACTTTGTAACAGTGATATTACAGCTTTCTGTTCATCTTCCCAGACTTTGTCTTTTTGGAACTGGAAAGATTTCACAACTTCGGTTAGTGCTTTCTTATTTTTTAAATGAATTACTAAAGCAATGATTCCAGCAACAATAACTGATATACCCACACCAATTGCGATAGGCATTAAGTATTTAATTAAAAATATACAAAGCGAAGCACCTATAGTGCCACAGAGTCCTACACCAATTCCTAGCTTTGGACTCACATAAATTGCTAATGGTATACCACAAATTGCAATTAGTATACATATCGTCAGAATTTTATACAGTAAACCTTTATGAAGTGATTCAATTTGAAGTTCTAACTCTTTTTGTTTTTCTAAAAGAGCCGAAATGTTTTTTTCATATTCTTTTTTTTCTAAACTAAAAGCATCTTGGTTTTTTAAGTTTTGGTCTTCTACTTCCTGTATCCAAGTCTTCAATGAATCAATTTGAATCTTTAAACCATTATTGATATTGTTGGCTTCATCAACCATCAGTGGTGTAGTTTTTAAAATGGTATCAGCAGATTTAATAATTTCAAATTGATTTTTACGCACTTGAGGTGTTACTTCAGGTGTTGACTTGATTGTATCTTCCGATGCCTTCCTAATGGCTCCTGCTGATGTAATAACAATATCTGCTGATGCTTTATGTTCCACTAAATTAGTATTGGCATCATTAACAGCAGTTTCAGTTTCAGTTTTCTTTTCTTCTGAATATATTTTATCTTTGTTTAGTTCTTTTTCAGATATATTTTTACATCCAAATAAAACACTTAAACAAAAAATAAACGCAATAACAATCGTGGTAAAGTTTTTCATTTTAAAATCCTCAGAGATAAAGGATGGTGACTAACTGGAAAAGGAGATAACCAATTAGCCACCACCCAAATTTATTTTTTCAACGCTTCTTTCAGATCCGCTTTCATTTCCTTTAGGCTTGAATCTATATTAGATATTTTTTCTCCCAAAACATCAAGTTTAATTTTATCAATTACTTTATCAGTAGAAAGACTAGTTACATTTTTATTAATTTCTGAAATATCCTGTTGCACTTCATGAACTTGATTAGTTAGAACTGATGTTTCATTTTTTAGGGTAATAACTTGTGTTAGGCCATAAGAGCCTAATCCCAAACTTATTGTAACTAATACAGATACAACAGTATTGAAACCTTTTTCAAAAAGACTTTTTGTTTCATCTGGCATTATTCGTACCTCATGTATTTATCACCCATTTTAATTAGATAGGGTAGTCGTCAATTGATACTACAGCAGTCTCACCAGAGTTAGCACAAGCCATATAAACATTACATTTAGCTCTTCCACCACCAACGATGAATGCATCATTAGTATCTAGGAAAGTGCCAGTGCCATCACATGGTTCGCCAAATGAAATAAATACACGGTCAGAACCTTGGCTTCTGAATATTACTTCTTTTCTATTGGAATTTGCAGTTACTGCCGCAGTTCCCCCAGTAGTTGAATCTACTGCATAATCTCTATTAAATTCGCCCATTTTAATTCACCTCTTTTTATTTAGCTTTACGCTGTTTATTAAATTAATTTCGCCGCAACAACTATCATGTCTTCGACTGTTATATTATTCGCACCCGTCAAATTTCTAATATGAATCTCAATATAGTCACTAGGATTCAATTCAACTATACAATGAGTGGCTATATTATTGGCTCTTCCACCAGATGAAGTAGTTGTTTTTATAATGGAACCAGATAATACACCAGCACCATTAGATGAATAAATTCCTATTTCAATTTGATTATTAGCCGTACTTGTAAATGTTAAATTAACATTAACAATAAAATGGTGAAATACCGTTCCATTATAAGTTAATCTATTATTTGTTCCTATGAATAAGGTATCGTGAATTGTAGTGGTTGTACCAAGAATTTTATTGAAATTTGTGGTATTAGCAATGGTTGTTACAGTTGCATTATTGTACATATATACTTGACCATATGCTGGAACAATTAAACTTGATAAACTTGCGGGAATTAAGTAGCTCATTATGCTGGTCCTCCATCTGTAATTACCCATGCGTAGGTTCCAGTATCAGTCAAACTAGCTCTAGCTCCATCACCAGCGGTATCATATAGAGAATTACCACCATTAAATGTTACACCAGTTAGAGGAGCTTGAGCTTCCCAACCAACTAATAAATTAGAATAATCAGTTGTATTTAATGTCACACCGTCGAACATTTCAGTTCCGTCCGTTAATGCAGTAATATCCCAAGCATCAGCATCTGGACAGTCAACCAAACTACTACAACCTTGGAAAGTCTGGAAAAATGACACCATAGAATTACTAGCGAATAATCCGCTTGGGATGGCTGTTAAGCTAGTACAATTTTTGAAAGACGCAGATGCATATGTTAAACTAGAATTAGTTGCGAATAATGTTGCAGGTATGGCAGTTAATCCTGAGCAATTTTCAAAACAACTACCAACATCTACAAGACCTGTAAAAGTATCAAAAAATCCAGTAGGAATTGTGGTTATTGATGTGCATCCTGACCATGTACCAATAAATTCAGTTATGGCTGTATTTACTGAAAACATTAATGGGTCAATGGAAGGCAATGAATAACAATCTAAAAACACACAGAATGGGGAAGTTATATTTGTACCCAGATTATCAAACAGGGTAGCTGGTACATTGTCTAATGCAACACATCCAGCAAAGAACTGTTGAATATAAGTATCATCAAAATATGAATAGAAATTATCATCGTTTACATCGGTTAGATTTATACAAGTGGCGAAGCTCATTGAAACAATATTATCTACTGAACCACCCCATTGGTCAATTGATATTAAAGAATCCTTTGAAACACCACCACTAAAATCAAAATAACTGATGGTTTGTCCAACTATACTAATTTGCCAGTCACTCGCAATATAATACTCATGAGTTGCAGTATCTCCAGTTATATGTTCTACAACACCATCGCCCCAATGTACGAAGAAATCATAATTGAAACCCAATTGGAGTGGCAGTGTAAGTGTTTCTGGGTTGGTAGTTGTCCGCATGGTTAAATTTAGTGCTGGAGTTGCATTAACACCACCATCAGTAATCGACCATCCATTTTCAACTATTAAAGTCTGGTCTCTAAATGGTGTAGCAACTTCCCAATAAGTAGAATTACCACCACTAAAAGATACACCATACTGAACAGCTTGTATTGCCCATCCGTGAATTAACATGGTGTAGTCATTAATATTTATCGTACATCCATCAAAACATGAACTAGCATCAGTCAAAGCAGTAATATTCCAATTTCCTCCATCTGCTACATTAATTACACCAGAATTACTAAATGTACTATTAAGTGAACCTACAGAAACCCCATCAAATAACGCTGACGGTAAATCAGTCAATAAACTACATGCATAGAATGCTGAATTAAATGAAATATTACTTGCACCTAATCCACTAAACATAGTTCCATAAATCGTACTCAGGGAACTGCACCCGTTGAACGCATCATTAAATGAAGATGCGCTAGAATTTGTTCCGAAGACTGTGTCAGGAATCTCCGCTAATGATGTGCAATTTGCAAAAACATTATTGAAATATTGAATTCCAGTAGAAGAAGAGAACAGGTTGTCTAATCCAGTGGTTAATTGAGTACAATCTGCAAAAACATATGGAGCTTGAGTTATTACCGTATTCGTTGAAAATAGTCCAGCGGGTAAATTATTTAATGAGCTACATCCAGCAAATAATGAAGTTATATCATCCAATCCAGTCATATCAGCAAAAGCACCAGATTCGACAGTTGTTAAAGAAGTGCAATTTTCGAATAGTGAATAAGCAGACCAGACACTAGAGCATCCTGCAAATAATCCATCTTCTACTGTTACAATTGCAGTATTTTTGAATGCCGCATTTAAGTAGGTTAGACTATATGAGTTTTCTACAAAAAGTGATTCTGGAATAACTGAAAGTGAACTACAATCGTACCAAGCATTTTGAATTGTTGTAATAGTATTATCAGAATTTGAAAAGAACCCGACTGGTATTTCTGATAAATTACTACATCCAAAGAAGATATCTTGACATTCAATGACACTAGGCCAGAATGGAGCGGTAATGGTAACTAAAGTGTTGCAACCAGAGAATGCTCCAGTACATGTATCAATCAATAAATTACCAAATTGAGTGACTGAACTAACACCTACATTTGAAGCAGATATTGCGAATTGCCATGAGGTACATTTACCAAGTATAGATACATTATAAACACCTGTAACGGCATAAGTATGAGTGGCTTCTGCTTGATTGTATGCAGTTATTGTTTCAATATTTCCGTCACCAAAATCGACCACGAAATTATAGGTTCCAGTATTTGGGAGTGGTAATATTAAATCGCCGCCTAAAAATGAATCATAAGTAAAGTTAAATGCGTCAGAAGATACTTGTCCGCCATCAGAAATACCCCAAAAATAATTAGTGATTAATAAATCATTTCTTGCAGTAAATGCTTCCATGCTAAACTGAGAGTTACCACCACTAAATGAAATACCACCACCAGTTAAGAATTGTGCCGCCCACCCAATCAACATATTATTATATGATGCAGTTGAGAGCGTTACATTATTAAACATGTCTGTAGCATCAGTCACATTTGTCATTACCCAACTACCACCATCAGTAATATCAGTTAGCGAGGTGCAATCATTAAATGTAAGGGCAAAATTAGAAGAAACAACTGTTGAGAATAACCCTGCATCTATACTTGTTAATGAATTACAGTTATAAAAGCATCCACTGAAATCTGGGTTTGTAGTATAAATACCATTGAAAACTGAGGAACTAATACCAGTTATTCCAGTACAATTTGCAAAACAATTCGAGAAACTTGTTATGTTAGCCTTTGAACCCCAAATAGAATCATGTACATAAGTAATATTTGGACAATCTGCAAATGTGGAGTTGAAAGAAATTGCGGCATTACAACTTGCAAAGAAAAAGTCTGGAATAACAGAAATTGATGTTTCTTTAAATGTACTATCAAACGATGTACAAGAAGAAGTTGAATCAAACAGCAACTGATAAACTGTAGTTAAAAGTTGACAATATTCAAAAGTATTATTTACATCTTGTAGAATTGTTTGTCCAGCCAGCAGTCCTGCTGGTACTTCTGTAATTGGACAGCCAGTAAAACAACTATTCAGAGTGGTTAATGGATTATTTAAAAATAAATTCTCTGGAATCGAAGTAAGTCCACAGTTTGAAAAAGTTCCAGTACAATTGGCTAAATTAACTAATTCATCAAATAGGTCAATAGGTAATGAAGTCAGCTCAGTAATTTCAGCAAATGATTGTGTTAGGTCAACAATACCAGAACTATTAGAACTGAAAAATCCTGTCGGAATAGATGCAAGAGAAGTGCCAAAAAATAGATTTTGAACTGATGTAACATTTGGCCAGAAATTTGAAGCTACAGATGTTAAATTTGTACAATGTTGGAATGCTTGATATGCGTCAGTTATTCCAATATCCCCCCATTGTTCTACTGTTAGAACTGCATTTACACTGACACCACCATCCATGAAAAGCAATCTCTCACAAGTTCCAGTAATAGTCACATTATAGACATTTGGTACTGCATAAATATGGGTGGCTTCTGCTTGATTGTATGAAGTGATTGTTTCAACTGGACTTCCGTCACCATAATCAACAGTAAAATTATATGTGTTAAATTCGACGAGACCAAGTTGTAGAGTTGGTACTGCGCCACCATCATAGGTAAATATGAAAGCGGAACCACTAGGAGGAACAGGTGCAGTACCAGATTTAATTATTTGACTACGATTTCCCATTCCAGCATTAATCGCTGTTCCATTTGCTAAATTAAAAAATTTACTCATCATACACCTCGGTTAAATTTATTATTCATCTGGCAATCCTTTCCAGTTAACATACGACTCTCCTAAATGAATCGCTGTCAAATCAAAGCTACCTATTTTTCTAAACAACTTGGAAAAAACTATGTCATCAAAGCTGGCATCCCTACTATATTCTGGATAAATCATCTTCTGAGACCTTAGTCCATGTGCCACTATAGCTTTTTTCGAAAATAATTGAAAGAAGCCATATACGAAATTAACATCAGTTCCCTTTCCCCTTAACTGATATTTATTTATCACTGAAAATAATTCATCAATTCTTTCATTGGTAATTGGGGCTTTTACATAAGCTCTATCAATTCCATATAGAGTCTGATAATTAATTGGACTACTATTAATCTTTTCAGTAAAGTTCTCTGGCAAAACAATATCAGCATCAATATGTAAAATTAAATCACTGTTCTTAGCATTGTCGAAATTAATTTTTCTTAACGCTTCATTTATCCCTTTTGATTTCTGAAATGGACCATCAGCATTAGTAAAGCCATCAAATATCACAACTTCTAGGCTATGCTTTTTACATAACTCAATAGTATCCAAATCAGTTGAAGTAGTTACAACTAACCATCTATGAAAATGTTTTTTATTTCTTTCAACACAAAAAACAAAATCATGGGCATAATTAACACATATAGTTATAGCTTCAATTTTTCTCATTTGAATGGATCCGAGGGTTTCCAGCAGTCATTAAAACTTTCACTTGGTTCACTTATTAAAAACTTGCCATTTTCAAAAATTACTTCACCAAAACTATTTTTATCATTGAACAAAGGGAAGTTATTTTTTGGTGATTCTTTAATATCTAAGAACTTACATAATTTGTTCCATTTATCAAAATCACTTAATTCAAAAATATTGAGA